GTTGGGAAACAGATAAACCTACTGTTATTATTGTTCTCCGTGAGTTAGTAGCAGAACTCCAATACTATCAGTTTTGTAGAGAGGAAGGTGTGGAAGATATGGTGCTTGATGCCCGTGCTATACTTGATGTATGTGATGAATTGGAGAACCTGTGATGAGACATCAACACAACCTCAAACAAACTAAAATGTTGATTGATGCTGTTGAGCATTACATTTACACTATCAAAGATGCTGCTCCTCAATATGCTGTGAAAGAATACCAAGAGTTGCTGAAAGAACTTGAAGAAGAGGAAGCTCTACTTGAAAGAACTATTAAGAGGGATTTGTAATGACTAACCTTAAATTCACATCACCAAGTGGAGAAACTACCATAAAAGTTGAAGATACTGGTAGATTGGGAACAGTAGCACCTAAAACACAACTACACATTCGCAAAATGGATGAACCAGTGAAATATGAAACTCCTATGACTGAAATTGAAGAACTGAAAGCACAAATCAAAGTGCTTGAAAAGAAGCTCTCATTCCTTGAAGAACTGGAAAAAACAAAATCACCAGTAGAAGAAGCATACAAAGATTGGTGGGGACAATATCCTAAATTAGAAACTGATTCCAAGTATGATGTTATAAGGTGGCAAGGTTTCCAAGCAGGATATAATGCTGCTTATGAAGAAAAGGTAAGTGAAACCGCACAAGAACGAGGAGAACGAGTTCATAATGAAATGGAAGAAACTATCAAAATCCACGATGGTTATGGTGTAGTTGATTACAAACCAACTCCACAAACACCAGAACAAGTTGCTGATGGATTGAAAGAAGCATTTAGAGAAGCAGTCAAACAAGGTGTAGTTTCATCTACTAAATCAAAAACACTCACAGACCTGATTTACGATTGGTGGGAAGATGTATTCACAACTCATAGTGATTGGGATATGGAAACTTCCATTGATAATTTGGTAGATGAAATTAGTTTGTGGTTGCCTACAGAACACGATACTAACAGTTATAAGTGGAATGAGTGTATCCGAATGATTAGAGAGAAACTACGATGACTGAAAGAAACTTCAAACAAGAGCTCGTTCACTCCTGTTACTATGATATGGAGAATGGATACGACAGCGAAACAATTGATTATGATTGTCTGATTGGTATTATCACTGAATTGTGTGATAGAATAGAGCAGTTGGAAAAGGACAACGAGCTCCTGAAATCTTATGCTTGGGAACAATGACTGAATACAATCTACCAGAAAAAGATGATGCTCCCTGGTTAAACACTACTTATGATGGATTTATGACCCACGAAGAAATGCTTGAAGTTGCCGCACAACGAGAAGCAGCAAATGAAGTGATTGTTGCTAAGGTATCTGAGGAAGACTATCAGAAAGTTCAGAAAGAAGTGGCAAACAAAAAAGCATGGGAAGCAGTAAAAAAACTGTATGATGAGAATGGTGATGCTCTCCAACAACTTGCTGATATCGAAAAGGAGGAACGAATGGATGCTGTGAGAACTGCTATTGCTGGTATTGATAAGTATTCTGATGCTCTCAAAGAACTTAATGAAACTGAAAAAGTAGAACTGCGAGCAGAGTTAGAAGCAAAGAAGAAAGAAAACTTTCAACTGGTTGCTGATGCTTGTATGAAAGAATATGAGCAGAAGTATCATCGTGATGTATTCCCTGTGGATGAACACTGGGTTTATATGGTTTCTGAATACTTTGGCACAGGTGAAGGTCAAACCGTGTGTATTATGATGACACAGGCAAATCCTGGTCATCCTGAAGATTTTGAAACATCTACCAATAAGTATGTTGCTTGCACCACTAAACAGTATCGTGCTGTGAGAGCATTCCATGAGCAGTTTGGCACTTGGCATCTTCATGGTCTCAGATTTCTCAGTAAAGAAGATTTCTTCAGCGAATCAAAGGCAATTATGGATGTTTTTGATAATGAATATTATCATAAAGCAAAATTACGACAAGTTGCTATTGCTTCTACTCTTCGTGAGTTGATTAAAGAACTCAAGTATATTGGTATTACTGAAAAGAACATTCTTGAAATTGTTGATGAACTGGAGGCATTATGACTGATAAAGAGCTCTACAACCCTGATGAGTTTCTACTGGATAACATCAAAGGGTATCACTATGAGGTGATGGATGAAGGACATCATGTGTGGATGGCTTTCTATTTTGAGAATGGTAACACAGGGCACTTGAATGTCTTTCTGAATGATGGTAAGATTAACACACGTTATGAAGAGTGGGTGAATGACTTACAAACTTGATGAAAACGCCAAAGCATTCTCTTATACCAAAGAAGAATTGTTTGATTGCATTACCCGTATTGTTGCACACCCACACACTGCCATTACACATCACGATAAAACTCGTGCTATGGCAATATTTCTTACGTTTGCCGATTATCTTGGAAACTATACTGAAAGCGACAACAACTTCGGTCATGTTATCTACGAATCAGATTCTACCGATTTTGAGGGACATGTTCTACAGTTGTTGGGTAAGAATAAGCCGATGGATTTTTATCAACCTGATGTTGATGAGTTACTGAAATGAAAGAGTGGTTTGAAGATGCTTGGTGGTCTTGGACTAATTGTATTAACTTTCGACTCGTCAAGTATGGTGACGAGATAGATCGTTTTGCCTTCTTTGAAGAATTAAACAACGGTTGGTATCACATGTATATCTACCCTTATGATGACTGGTATCATCCGACTATCTCACAAGAACGAAAAAAGTTTTTAGGCCAAACACCATGACTACTAGAGCGTTACAAATCCTGGAATGTACGATGGAACTTTCTATGCGTCCTAAAAGTGGCGATAGACAAAAGTTGATTGCTCGTGTAATTCGTGAGGTTGCTGATAGATTATGTACCGATTGGGGAGAACTTGAAGACCCTATTGAGATTTTGCGTGAAATTGCTGATGAGGTGGAGGCACTCTAATGTTTGAAACTGAAACAACTTGGTGGTTTGAAAAACAAGACCGCAAAACTTGGTTACATCGTGCTCAATCAAAACTTGAAGAAGTTGTAGAACGACATGATGATGATATTGAACAAATTGAGAAAAGACTTCGTTATTTGGAGGATAATTTATCGTGACTGAAGAACAAAAAACACTTCTTGAAATGGTTGCAGAGGAACTCGGTGGAAAACTTTACACGGTTCTAGTGGCTGATAAGTACAAAGAACACAAAGAAATTGTAATTAGATATGATGAACAAAAACGATAAGAACCTAGAAGTTAGACTTTATTATTCTTACAAATAAAAAGTTAGATGTTGCAAAAGTTTTCAAAATGTTACAAGACAAGTCAGCTTCAGATCCAAAATATGTTACAATGTTTAAGGAATGGAGATATTAAGAATGAATGTAACTGAATACAATGTAACTGACTGGCAACTAACTCAAGATGAGTTTGCTGATGTGATTCGTCTTGTAAAGAATGAAATGCAAAATCATTCTGATGATAAGTTCAAAGAACTTTATTATGGTTTGATTGCAGGAAAACTATTAATTATGAAGAATGAAACGCAACCGTTCTCAAATAACTGAATTTTATAAAGTTGGTTATATTCTAGACGAAGAACAAAAATGGGCTTGTTATTTTGACTTTAATTGTGCTCAAGAAGCTATGATGAAGATGATTCGACTCGGTATAAATGTGACTGGAATGGAAACACAAATGATGGTGTGACAGTCTGTTGGCTGTCCACTAACCACGCCGAAGGGGCTCAGATCTTGGTATCTTAGCTATGTTGAGACACGGATGTGGTCTTGACGCAACACAAACCCCTTTCAAGTAACTTCAAGACAACATGGCGACTCGTTCTCGCATTGGTGTTCAACTCAAGAATGGCTCTGTCCTTTCTGTGTATTGTCACTGGGATGGCTATCCGGAGTGGAATGGTAAGAAACTGAAAGAATACTTCAACACTCGGCAGAAAGCTGCGGAATTGGTTGATGGTGGAGACATCAGTGCTCTGTGGACTGATAAAGATTGGGATGGTAAAGAACAAGAGTTCGGTACTCTTTACTACGAAGGTCGTGGTGATGTAGACACTGAACCCAATTTGAGTGAATCTTTCCAAGACTTTATCAAGTCCGTGAATGATTCTTGGGCGGATTATGCTTACCTCTTTGCCGATGGTGAGTGGAAGTGTTATACTCCTAAAGGTAATGAAGAAAAAATCCCTGCCTGATATGGAAAACCTCATTCAAGTGAAGTATTACTTCAAGGAACATCCCAACACTACTCTCTCGGTGTTCCTTAAGACTAAAGAACAAGTTGAGGCTTTCAAGGCTAAACATCCCGACTATGTTTATGTGGAGGCTAAATGATTTACGTTGTTGAACTTTATGTTGGCGGCACTGTCTTCAAAGAAGAAGTGATTGCTACTAATCCTAAAGATGCCCGCGAAACTGCTCTTGCTCGTAATCCCAAAGCAAAAGTTGTTGGTGTTAACGTTAAATTCTGAAAATTATTATGACTAAACAAAACGGATTTATTGACCCTGCTGTTGCTGCTATTGCTGTCGGTGTGGTTGTGATTGGTGGTCTCATCTTCATTGGTGGCCCACAATATAATGTGTGGCAACAATCTCTTGCTGGTAAGGCGGAACTGCAGAAAGCAGAATACACACGTCAGGTTGCTGTTCTTGAAGCACAAGCAAAGAAAGATAGTGCTCAACAACTTGCTGATGCTGAAATCATTCGTGCTACTGGTGTTGCTAAAGCAAACCAAATCATCGGTGATAGTCTGAAAGATAACCGTGAGTATCTTCAGTACCTGTATATCACTGGTATTGAAGATGGTGCCAAGAATGGTAACGTGACCATCTATGTTCCCACCGAAGGTGGTATGCCAGTTCCTACTCTTCAAATGAATAAGTGATGAAACATCTGTTGATTCTTGTGTCTCTGTTGGTAACTTCTCCTGCATTTGCACAAACAAAAGAAGTCACTAAACAGAAAGTATATCGTCCTTTTAGCTCTTCGCACTCGTAATATCTTCTCTAATCGTTTCCGTCTTACCATCAAATCTCGTTTTGATAAAGAAAAGGGATTTGTAACTTGGGATTCTCACAATAAGTTTGAGTACAAGTTTGAATATAAAGTTGGTGGTGTAGATGGCCTTGGTGCCTGGTCTTATGTAATGCCAGGATTCTTACTTGAGAATGTCTCATGGGACTGATAAGGATCTTTGATCAATCAGCCCTTGACTTTCTTCCGTTTTTTTCTTATTGTACTTTTGTTCAACTGATTCACACATGAACGACGATTTCAATTTTGATTCCTTTGATGAAGGTGATCTCTATGAATCCTTGATGGAATCTAATCCAGAAGATTGGCTTCCTGATGCTGGTATCCGAGAAGAGTTTGATTCTGAAACTCTTGCCCTTCTACGGAACTTTTAGTATAATAAAATGGGTAAGTAGGTGAGTGTTAATGAAGGTTGTTGAAAGACACCGATACGAAAACGGAGAAATCTTTGAGACTAGATCTCTGAGGTTTCTCCCTTTTTATTACTCGGAAGAGATTGCTGAATCTCTGATGAAGATCATTCGTAATCAACTTACACCTGACTTGCTGACTAAAAAGTATCGCAAGGAGAATGAAACAAACCCAATGTACGGGCATTGTTATCATTCAACTCAAGCCCTATTTTATCTCATGGAACCTCACGATTTGATTCCAATGAGTGGAATAGATTACAGAGGTGATACACACTGGTGGTTGTATGATGACCGAGGAGTTATCTATGACACAACCGCAGATCAGTATTACTCTGTGGGACAAGTTCCCCCACATGCTGTTGGAAAGAAAACAGCTTGGTATGGTTGGAAACAACGACCACACCAAAGATCTCTCACTTTAATCATGAGAGTTCTTGATGCTTGTAACATTGAGTATTGTTACGAAACCATCAAACCTCAGACGGGGGGCTTGACATAGTTCTTTGTCTGATCTATACTCAAAACATCAAAGACACGGACACAATCCCAACTCTTAATTGAGACGGTCAAAACTCCAAGTCCTAGATGCAAACCTTACAAACAAAAACCATGAAAACTAACACCAAAACGTACACTCTGACTGTATCTCAACTGGCTTCTCTACAAAAGGACACCAAGATTTATCTTGATGAAGCCTTCCAGTCCAATACACGTTGGAATACTGCAATGAATCAAGCATACATTAAGTCTGTGCTTGAAGGTAAAGCAATTACCCCCATTACTTTAGGTAAAATCTCTGATCTTTTGAGTTCTATTGAACTTCATTATGGTCCTACTCATTCTGACTATCAATTTTTTAGGGATCTTCTAGATCAAGATTTCATCTATATCACGATTGATGGAAATAATCGTGATAACTGCATCTGCAAGTTCCTGAACAATGAGTTTCCCCTCTCTGAAGGGAAATACTATATTGAACACAATAACATTGTGTACTTTGAAGCGACTAAGAACAACAAGTATTTCAAAGATCTAGATGCAGAAGTTCGCAACTACATTGAGAACATTTCTCTGAAATCGTTGCTCATGGGATAAAGAATCTGGATAAGAATACTCTAGATGCTGCTTATGGTGATTCTACGGTTGAGGTTATTTCTTTCAACAAAACCGCAACTATTGTTGAACAACTTTCTAAGATTGTTGTCAACTATGGTGCTGCTGGATTTGATGTTGGTGGTAAGAAAAACTCTAACCTGATTGACTTTGCAATGTTGTTGAACTATCTCAACAATAACTCGATTGTCATCGAAGATTACGAAGCTTTCTACAACTGGTTCACTGAAAGTCAGGGAGAACGAATTGAAGATCCTACCATTCTCTACTATGGTAAAAAGGGTAATAATCCTCGTAGTTATGCTGGTCTTCTCCGTGGATCTTCTTCCAATTTCCTTCAAATCCGACTCAGTAAGTTGGTTGATTCCATCTCTTCTACACCAGACAACGTTCTGACCTTCCGTGACAAAGATCGCAAGTATGATCCTAAGATTCGATTCTCTCTTTGGAAATCTCAGGGTGGGCGATGTGCATTGACTGGTGAACCTATTGATGCACGTCACATCTACGATGGATCTGTGACTCATATCGACCATAAAGATCCTTGGTCGAAAGGTGGACAAACTACAGTTGAAAATGCACAACTGGTATTTGCAAATGCAAATCTCCGTAAAGGTGCTCAACTCGTAGAAGTTCCCTCTCTTTGAGAACTTATCTAATCCATAAGGATCTCTGATCAATGGCCCTCTTGCCCCGCAACGGGTAAGAGGGTATTCTAGCTATGTTGAAACGCAATTCAATGAATCTCCGACCACACCAAGAACGTGCAGTTGAGGTAATGCAACTGCATAAAAAGGGTCAAATCATTGTTCCCACTGGTGGTGGTAAAACAATGAAGATGATCAAAGACGCAATGATTCAATTCCAGGAACAGAAATGATCGAAATGCAATCACAAACTGAAAAAACGATTGTTGTTGTTGCTCCTCGTATTCTTCTCGCAGAACAACTTTGTTCCGAGTTTCTGGAGTTTATCACCAACGCAAGTGTGATGCACGTTCACAGTGGTGAAACTCATCACTTTTCGACTACCAAACCCCAAGAGATTTCTAACTGGTGGGTGAATACTCGTGGTCACAAACTAATCTTCACCACTTACAACTCTCTGGAGAGGTTGCAACAATCTCGCATCAAGGTTGACACCATTTACTTTGACGAAGCTCACAACTCCGTCTTTGACGAAGCTCACAACTCCGTCAAACGTAACTTCTTCCCTGCAACTGAATACTTCAGTCAAGAAGCCGACCGTTGTTACTTCTTCACTGCGACTCCCAAACATTCTCTCGCAGTCGGTAAGCCTGGGATGAATGATGTAGATGTTTATGGTCAGGTCATTTGTAATGTTCCTGCACCTGAACTTGTGCAAGGTGGTTACATTCTCCCTCCGAAAGTGATTGCAAAACAACTTCCAATGGTGAAGTCTGGTAAGATTCCTGCGGATCGTGATTGTGAGAATCTGATTGAGACTCTGGATGAATGTGGTAAGGGCAAAGTGTTGATCTGTGCGAAAGCTACTAAACAGATCTCTGCACTGATGTCTGAGACTGATTTCATCCAACAGTTGCAAGATCGTGGATTCTCTTACCTCTACATCACCGCAAAGACTGGTGCAATTATTGATGGTAAGAAGGTGAATCGTGAGGTGTTCTTTGAGACCCTAAGTGCATGGGGTAAGGATGACTCTAAGAAGTTCGTTGTGTTGCATCACTCCATCCTCTCTGAGGGTATCAACGTCTCTGGACTTGAGGGTGTCATCTTTATGCGTTCGATGGACTACATTGGTATCTCCCAAACCATCGGCCGTGTGATTCGGATGCACCACAATGATGCAGCTCGCATCCGTAGTGGTGAACTGGTTCCTGGTGATGTCAACAACTACACCAAATCTTTCGGTCTAGTTGTTGTTCCCGTCTTCAACAAAGTTGGGATCTCTACTCACCAGAAGATCCAAGCTGTGGTCGATACTATCTTCCAACAAGGTCAACCTGCAATCTCGGTGGTACGCAAGTGATGGAAAAGTGGGAAGTCTACGCTGAAGGCACCTTCAACAACATGAGGGCCAATGCACACAACTGGGCCCGATCTTTTGATGACAAACGAAAGATCTCCCGTGATTTTTACTACGGGGTTTTTGATGCAGGTAATCCAAATCCTACGAACCTGATTAGTGAGAAAGCTCTGGAGAATCAACTCTCCAAACAGTACAGGCTAAATACTCTGGATCACTACCATTCCCCGCAATTTGTGGGTCGGATGATTATGTCGAACCAGGAAAAGTATCTAGGGGATTACGAGGAGTTCAAGAAGATCTTTTTGGTCTGCACACAACAAATTGTTGTGACCAAGAAAGAGAATGAATCTCTGTCATTCTTGACTGCACCTGATAAGGAAGATTACAAGGTTCTTGTACCTACCAACCTCAAGTACAACCATCTTGGTATCAATTTGTATCAGAGGCAAGAGGGTAAAGTTAGGTGGAAAAACTCTGATCCGATTGACTCTAACATCTTGGAAGTTCCTGAAGATCTGTTAGAATACGAGAAAAGATATTTGATCGGCTAACTACATACTGTATCTGGATAAATCTTAAATGAAAACAAAATCACTAGAAAATTATAACTCAAGTGTTGGACTTGAAGTTTATGACATTGATTGGAATTGTGAAGAAGAACTATTGGAACTCGGTAGGCTATGTGCATCTGAGTGTGTTGTTTTCCTGAATGAAAATATCTCCACTGAGAATCTATTTGATGTGATGAGTAAGTGGGGAGATCCAAGTCGAGCTTTCACCCATGAGTATATCTGTGACAAGAAACTCACAGGTCGTCACTGGAGAGAGATCCTTGCTAACCTAGGTTACATTAGTAATGCAGCTGGTAACTATTTGAGTCAAGCAGTTGCCTATGTCAGTTACAAACAGGAAGACAAAGGCCGTCCAGCTGGAATGTTCCAGAATGGGGAACTAAATTGGCACAGCGATCAGTGTGCATTTGAGGATGCACAGAGAGTTATTGGTCTTAAGAGTGTCAGTGATTCTGAGAACAGTCAAACGCAGTTCCTATGTACTCATGACGCTTATGAATCTCTGAGTTCAGAGATGAAAAGTATGATCAAAGAACTTGTGGTAAAACATAAGTGGATTGACAATGAAATGGCTCCTGTTCTCAACGATGTTCAGTCATCTTTGCTCCGTTACAACATGGTTCCCCTTGACGGAATGGAGACCTCCCTTTACACTGAGACTGCATCTGGCCTATCTGGAATGAAGATTCCAAGTTGTTCTTTTGATGGATTTGTTGGACTCTCCAGAGAAGAAAGTAATAAGATCCTGAATGAAATTAAAAAGGTAGTCTTTCAGGACAAATATGTGTACACACAAAACTGGAAAGATGGCCAAGTAGTTTTCATGGATCAGGAGATTACTCTACACAAGAGACCAACAAACATCCAAGCCGGAAATAAACGAACAATGGCTAGATCAATCTTTTATGTCAACAAACTGTTCGACACAGAAAAAGCTCAAAGGGTTACAACAGTCAAACACAACGGTTCTGTCTACAGTATAGAAGATTTTGTGAAACTTGTTGATGAAGACCGAAAGAAAAACTACGAGAAAAAGTATCAACCTGCATGATGTTTCCCAACACAAGTATCCTGGATCCAGACAATGGCCCAACAGGATTTGCTACTGATGACTTCCAATTTGCTGCTATCCCGTTCGGCAAAAAGTATATGATCATTGCAAATGGTCAACAACTTGAAGTAGTCAAGACCCGACAACTTGCTGAGATTCGGCTTGAACAATTAAAAAACTCGCATCGGAAACTCAAGAAGGGTACTAAGACTCCTGTGCAACCAAAATCGCAAAAAAAGGCGAAAACGCCTAGTGGCCAACAGGGATCTCAGGGGACAAAACCCAAGGCCACCAAGGGTTCCCCCACAAAACCAAAATCCAAGAGTGTGACAGTCAAGAAACCGTACACTCTTCATCCAAATCCGCTCCTTGACGCATTAAGTTAGCCATGTTGGTAAAGACTATGACTACGAAAACAAAACGGGTTTCCGTTGTACCACTGTCCAGTAAAGCTAAGAACCGATTCCATAATGTTATGGATCAGTTCCACATGTGTACTGTAGAACAGGAAAAGACGATTGATGGTGTACCTCACTTGTTCCTAGTTTCTATGAACAAAATGTACTGTTTCTGGGTTCCTGTCAAGGGTAACGAACACTGGAAAATTGAACGGTGACGGTAGAACTATTCCATAAAGCCCCAGAGGGTTATCATTATGAACAACAAAAGGATTTCAAGAGGAACACTACTGCTATTTGGTTGCATCACCATCAGCGGTACGACTATAATCTTGGGAAACCAGTTAAAACCATCTGGGGATTCTACAACACCAAAACCAGGCAATTCCACGCCCCAGTTAATAGCCAGACAGTGGGTAATGTAGTTGACATTGAAGAGACAACACCTTATACTGCAATGCCTATCAAACAAACTCCCCTTGAGGCTGCATTTGGATGATTAAAAATCAAAGAGAACTTATCAAGTATTTGGAAAACTACCACGAGTCAAGGTGTTCTGACCTTGCAGAAGCTGGCAGGAAAAAAGATGCACAATCCATCTACTATGAGATCGTAGTAGATGAACAAGACCCCAAAGATTACCTATTTGTTTCACTCCACCGCGCACGATGAAGTATAAAGTAGACTGGACTTCTCCCCGTCAGGGCATCCAATCAACCACTGTTGATGCTCTTGGTCCTATGCAGGCTGAAGAACAAGTCAACTCCATGTATGCACATGTTGAGGGATTTAGGTCATTCTGTGTTAGTCCTGTTTTCGATAAAAAAGAATACTCAGAACCACAACAATCTTATAGTTCTAGTTCTGAAAGTTCTGGAGGATCTGATGACTTTAGCACTATAGTTGGTGGAGGAGCTGTTGCTGCGGGATTCTTCATTGCACTTTTTGGATTGTTCACACTTCCCACTGGTATTGTTGCTATGGTGATCGGTGGAGCTGTGGGTTGGATTGGTTGGAAAGTGGCCTGCTGGTTGAGTGATCGAGGC